TGGTGATAATGTATGCGGGCTTCATGTGCCTTGGAACTTGCAAGTTTTAACCCAAAAAGACAACTTGCTTAAATACAATCGCATGGTTGACACACCGCCCACAACCTGATAAAACACTGATATTCCGGGGTTAGCCCGGTGTATTAGACAGTCCCGGCTGACGACATGCAGACTAATACACCGATATCGCATGTGAGGATTCAATGGCGAATACGACCTTCAATGGCCCAGTTACATCCCAAAATGGGTTTGTGGGCGATCTTACTGGAAACGTAACTGGAAACATTACTGGTAACGTCACAGCAACTACCGTAACTGCAACTGGCGCAATAACTTCAACTGGAACTGCCGGTGTTGGCTACAGCACTGGGGCAGGTGGGGCTGTTACGCAGGCTACAAGCCGTACTACAGGCGTTACGTTAAACAAAATCACTGGTGCGATTACGCTTGTTTCGGCGGCTGGTTCAGCCACAGCAGCTACGTTTACAGTAACTAATAGCACTGTAGCGGCAACGGACGTAATCATCCTAAATCAGAAATCTGGGACTGACTTGTACGATCTTAAGGTTACCGCAGTTGCCGCAGGAAGTTTTAACATTACGTTTAATACAACTGGCGGCACCACAACTGAACAGCCTGTGTTCAGCTTTGCGGTAATTAAAGCTGTCGCTGCTTAATTAGGGGCTTTCATGAGCGCCAGTAATATTCAGGCAGTCACCAAGACTGCCGATGCCCACGCGATTGCCGGGCGCACGCGGGTGATTGGTGTGTACTTCACCAACACGGCCACAGCATCGTCATTTGCCTTGAAGAACGGTAGCACCTCTTCAGGCACTGCGTTAATGACCATCAACACGCCTGCTGCGGCAGGGGCTAGTGACCTTATCATTCCTGATATGGGTATCTTGTTTGATGATGGCGTGTTTATTGACGTGAATGATGCTCAGGTGACGAGCGTAACGCTGCTTTTTTACGGTGGAGCCGCGCAGTAATGGCTAAGTCCAAGGGCATGGGCATTGCGACGTCGGTCAAGAGCGGTAATTTCCGACCGACCAAGCAAGGCGCAGGCATGACGCAAAAGGGCGTCGAAGCCTATCGCCGTGCCAACCCTGGAAGCAAGCTTAAGACAGCGGTGACCTCGGACAACCCAGGACCCAAAGATGCCGCGCGCAGGAAGTCATTTTGTGCTCGTTCAGCGGGCCAGATGAAGCAGTTTCCTGACGCAGCTAAAGACCCAAACAGCCGTATACGGCAGGCTCGACGCAGATGGAAGTGTTAAATGGATACCGGAGTCATTGTTTGGAATTTAGTAACGTCGTTTTTCGTTGCCTTGGTCATGTTTATGATTAAGATGAATCACGACGAGCAGAAGCGCATCCAGATTCTGCTCAATAGAACTCGGGAGGAAATTGCCCGTGATCACATCACTCGTGCAGAGGTTCGTGCGGACCTTGAAAAGATTATGGAACGGTTTGACACAGGCTTTGAAAGACTTGAGTCAAAAATTGATGCCCTCGCGAAAAAAGGATAGTGAGGATGGCCACTAAACCAGGGCTCTATGCCAATATCAACGCCAAGCGCAAGCGTATCGCTGCTGGTTCGGGCGAAAAGATGCGCAAAGTTGGTTCCAAAGGTGCTCCTACGGCGCAAGCCTTCAAGGAGTCGGCTAAAACAGCAAAAAAGGTGAACAAATCATGATGAAGGGTTACGAAAAAGGTGGCATGGCCGACAAAATGGGCCGTGCAGTCAAGCGCAAGACCAAGGATGCGATGGGTCGTGCAATGCCTAAAATGCCTCCCATGCCCATGGGCATGAAGAAAGGCGGCAAAGCGATGAAGAAGGGGAAATAATCATGGCTGGACGTGGCATGGGCGCGGCAACGCGTGGTGGCGGTGCGGTCACTTCAGGCCCCCGCAACAAGATGCTGAGTAAAACCAGCGAGAAAACAGGCCCTGTGATGATGAAAAATGGCGGCTTGGTCAATCAGCACAAGCGCATGGCCATGAAGGGCGTCAAGAAAATGAAAATGGGCGGCTCTAGCTGCGCGTAAATGGCAACTTCAGGAACGACCGACTTTAACCTTTCGATTGATGACTTAATCGAAGAGGCTTTTGAGCGCTGCGGCATGCGTCCCACAGCGGGATATCAATTGTCGTCTGCGCGACGGTCGTTAAACCTGCTCTTTTTGGATTGGGCCAATCGTGGGCTGAACCTCTGGACCATTGAGCAAGCGTCTTATACCTTGTCTCCTGGGGGATACGAAATCACCTTGAGCCCTGACACGGTCAACGTGCTTTCGGCGGTCATTCGTTTGCCTGGGGTAAGTCCTCAGCAGGACATTAGTCTTGATCGAATCAGTCGGGAAGAGTACTTAGACCTTCCCGATAAGACGGTTCAGGCCCAGCCTGCTCAGTTGTACGTGCAACGTGCTAATACGTTTAAGGTCTTCTTGTACCCATCGCCCAATCTTGCTTACACGCTGGTCTATTACCGGATTCGTCGCATCCAGGATGCGGGCATCTATACCAACACCGCAGACGTTAACTTCCGTTTCCTGCCTTGCCTTGCTTCTGGGCTTGCCTATCAGATTTCATTGAAATATGCGCCTGAGCGGACGGTCATATTGAAGCAGATCTACGAAGAAGACTTCGCGCGCGCAGCGGCAGAAGATCGTGACACGGCAAGCGCACTCTTTATCCCCGACTTCGGGCAGTAGGCCATGGCCTTTGCAACAGGCAAATTCTCCTTCGGCCTGTGTGATTACTGCGGGCAGCGGTACTCCTACAACACCCTGCGCAAAAACTGGCGCGGGTTCATGGTCTGTCCTGATGACTACGAGCCCAAAGAGCCGCAACTCTATCCGCTCAAGTATCGAGGCGATGCGATTGCGCTTAAAGACCCTCGCGTTGATCGCATCGAGCCGGTTACAATCTACCTTGGAACCCCTGGTTTTAGCGCGCCGTTCCAAAGCATTGGTTCTGGGTTCAGTACGGTTAATCGCACAGACATGCAGCCCTACCCACCCCAGACCTTTGTCACAGGATACGGGTTTGTTGGCAACGTCACCATTGTGATTACCTGATCATGACTTACGACGAACTCGTCACTAACATTAGGAACTACACCGAGGTGAATAGCAATGTGTTCACAGCCTCGGTGATCAACACGTTCATCACAATGGCCGAGAACCGCATGCTGCGGGACATTGACTTGGATTACTTCAAAAAAGAATCCACAGCGTCGATGACTTCAGGCAATAAGTTCTTGACTGCGCCTTCAGACATCCTGACGCATCGGTACATGATGGTTACGGTGCCGTCTACAGGCGACCAAGTTTTTTTGGACTTCCGGGACACGTCCTTTATGAAGGAGTACTGGCCCGATGGCAGTGATACGGGGGTCCCGAAGTATTACTCAGTGTGGGATCAAAACACCTTTTATGTCGCTCCAACACCGAATGCAAACTTCACGGTTGAATTGGGTTACATCTACCGTCCCGCACAGCTCTCAAGCACCAACACGACGACCTGGATAAGCTTGAACGCGCCAGAAGCCCTTTTGTATGCCTGTTTGATCCAAGCCTACAGCTACACCAAGGGTCCGCCTGAGATGCTTCAGTACTTTAACCAGAGTTATCAACAGGCTATCCAGGGTCTTGGCATCGAACAGCAAGGCCGCCGTAGACGTGATGAGTACAGAGATGGCATGATTCGCTTACCCATTAAATCGGAGAGCCCTGGGCCATGATTGGATCTGCTGGCGGTGCGTTACTTGGTGAATTTAAAGTCAGTCATGTTTCTGGGCGTGGCTTTTCACCTGAAGAAGTAGCTGAGATGGCGCTTGAGAAGATCGTCTATGTAGGTGCGAACTCGCACCCTGTCATTCGCGATCAAGCAGAGGCTTTCAAAGACCAGATTCGTGGTGTCTTGGTCCGTTACATGCGTCAGGCTGTGGCATCGCATAACACCACGCTTATGAACCGTTTTCGGGATGCAGGTCATCCTGAGTTGATCAAGCTATTGGAGAATTAACATGCCTATTTCAGTAACTACCGCGATGCCGACTTCGTTTAAGGTCGAAATCCTCAAAGCAGTTCACAACTTTACCGCCTCTACAGGCAATACGTTCAAGCTTGCTTTGATGAAGGCAACGGCTGCTGGATCCGGCACTTACGGTCCCGCAACCACCAGTTACACCAACCTGACGAGCAACTCGGATGAAGTGCCTAACGGCAGTGGCTACACCACTGGGGGCAACACACTGACTTCGGTAACGCCTGTGGCTGATGGCACCACCGCTGTGTGCGACTTTGATAATACGACGTGGTCTGGGGCGACTTTTACGACCTGCGGCGGCATTATTTATAACGATACAGCAGCGGGCGATCCTGCTTGTGCCGTCCTTAGCTTTGGCGGCGATCAGTCGGTTAGTTCAGGCGATTTCCAGATTCAATTCCCATCGCCTGCTGCGTCGACCGCCATCATCCGCATTGCTTAAATGCGAAGGAGTAGCCAGTGGCTTTCGTCCTTGCTGATCGGGTTCAAGAAACCACGACAACCACT